TACCGCCGGTAAGTTACCGATACGTTTCTGGCTGACAATCACATCGGCGGCCATGGCTTCGGTGTTCGGCTGCTCTTGGTTCACCAGCGGGAAATACTTGTCCGCCAGCAACTGACGGCCACAGATAACCACAAGGTCAGGGTCTTCTTGGTGCCATGGGTCGATCATGCTGTTGGTCGCATCCATCACTACGGCGTCAAGGTTGGCATAATCGCCGTTTTTACCTACGCGAATGATGTCAGACACGGTGCCATCTTCGGCGGTATAGCTGTCCATGACGCGCTGCGGAGCTTCATTGCGTAACTTCTGCAACCAACCGATGGCTAAGTCCTGCAACATTGGATTTTTACTACGGTCAGACTTCGGTGCACGGGCAATGCCGTTAAAACCGGCCATGATGTAATCGAGCGCCTGACGCTTGGCAATCGCATCGCGTAAACGGATCTGGAAGTCCTGATAACGCGCCCACAGGTCGAGGGTGTTGTAACGGATGTGAAAGTCAAAATTGACCTGTTCACATTTGTATTTACGCGACGTTAGCGCGGCAAAATCGGCGGTTTCACGCTCGCCGCCGTTGTCAGTGTCGGCGGTGCTAGCGATAGAGCCGGTGACGCCGAGGCCGATTTTCTCGCCCTCTTGCTCATCCACCGGCACCATGTTGATGCGGGTCAGAAAATCCGAGGTCTCTTGCACGGTGGTGATAAGGGTCTGCGTAACCGACGGCTCAACGCTGAATTTTTTATCGATATCGGCAACATCAACATTATTCAGCTTGGCGACTTGGGTCAGGAACGCATTAAATTTAAAACGGGTATTCTGGCGCATAGTTTCTCTCAATCAAATAAGGGGCAGACGGCGCAGCAATCCCGCGCCGGTTAACAGTCAAACGTTTAACAGTTGGTGAGGTGGATTTCTTCGCCGTTGCCACCATTGGCCGCTGGACGGCGTGACTGTCCAAAGTGCTCGGTGTTACCGAGCTGACCTTTCAGCGCTGATAATGCCTGCACGCTGTTTTCTGCGTTTTCCTGCGCGGTTTTCAGGTCATTTTCTAACGTGGTTAAACGCTGCTCGACGTCGTCCTGATAGCTTTGCACCTGCTCAGAAACGACCGAGACCGCCTCATGCACATCGTTAAAACGTGCGTCATCGTTGGCTTGCTTGCGGCTAAAAATGCGAGTGACTTTGTCAGTCAGTGTGGTGAGAAGCGTGTCGGGAACGTCCTGAAATTCCAGCGTGACCAGTGTCGCCACAGAAAACAGATCGTCAGGTTGCTCTTTTTTACCGGCGAACGGGTTCACTTTGGCCTTGGCGCTGAATTCCAGCATCTCAGTTCCGAGGCTGGCGGGGTCATCGGTGACCGCAAGGCCAACCAGATAGGCTTTGCCCGTATTGGCAAAGTTCGGACGAATTTCCATCGAGGTGTAAATCTTTTGCCCGGCCTTGACCATGGAGATCAAATCCTCGAGCGGTGCCATCTTGGCATAGAGTGCCAGCTTGCCGTTTAGGATGGAGTCATCCTCAATGGTTTCGGCCTTAAGCTCGACCACATCACCAAGGCGCTTAAAATCGCCTGTTGGTAACACGCCTTTGATATGTTCGAGATTGATGCGACAGCCGCGAACGCGGGGATCAAAGCTGTCGGCCATTTGCTGAATGTCAGTTGCTTCGATACTACGGCCATCGCAGGTGTCACCCTCGACGCCGATGCGAAACCAGTTAGATACTTTCTTTGCCATTATTCAGGTGTCCTGAGTGGTGTTTGGGTTGTTTGGTATCGGGACTAGTTTCCCCACCCAGCACTGACACCGCCATCAATCCCCGTCTGACAATCGCCTACACAACAGCCCTGTAAGGCGCGCCCACTCTGCCTTGCGTAGCCTTGCCCTCGTTATCTATGCGAGAGGCAATATCGATGATTAACACGGACACATCACTCCTTCACGACCCGAGGCGACAGGCAGCCTTGCTCTACTGGCAAGGTTTTTCCCCCCGTCAGATCGCCGAAACGCTCAGTCAGAAAATCCCGACTATCAACAGTTGGAAACGCCGCGATAAGTGGGATGACATCCACCCGATTTCCCGCGTGGAAACCAGCATCGAATCCCGCTTAATTCAACTTATCGCTAAGCCTAAAAAGGATGGGGGCGACTATAAAGAGATTGACCTGTTAGGCCGCCAGATTGAGCGCCTAGCGCGCGTGAATCGCTATAGCCAAACCGGCAACGAGGCCGACTTAAATCCGAACGTGCGCAACCGCAATAAGGGCGAGCGTAAAGCACCGAAAAAGAACTATTTCAGCGAGGAGGCCATCGAGAAACTCAAGTCGATTTTTTTCGAACAATCTTTCGGCTACCAGCTCGGCTGGCATGAGGCCGGGCTTAAATACCGTATTCGCGACATTCTCAAATCGCGCCAGATTGGCGCTACGTTTTACTTTTCGCGTGAGTCGCTACTACGTGCGCTCGATACCGGCCACAACCAGATTTTTCTCTCGGCCAGTAAGACTCAGGCTTATGTGTTCCGTGAATACATCATCCAGTTTGCGCGCATGGTGGATGTGGAGCTCACCGGCGATCCGATTGTGCTCGGCAATAACGGCGCAAAGCTGATTTTTCTTGGCACCAACTCCAACACAGCGCAGAGCCATAACGGCGACCTATTGGTCGATGAGATTTTCTGGATCCCCAATTTCCAGAAACTGCGAAAAGTGGCGTCAGGTATGGCCTCGCAAAAACATCTGCGTACCACCTATTTCTCGACGCCGTCCACGCTGGCACATGGCGCGTATCCGTTCTGGTCAGGGGAGCTATTCAACAAAGGGCGTAGCAGCGCCGACGACCGTGTCGATATTGATATCAGCCACGGCGCACTGGCGAAAGGCGCGCTGTGTGCCGATGGGCAATGGCGGCAGATTGTCACCATCGAGGACGCGCTCGCCGGTGGCTGCGACCTGTTCGATCTCGATACGTTAAAACGGGAAAACAGCGCCGAGGACTTCCGCAACTTGTTTATGTGTGAGTTTGTCGATGATAAGGCGTCGGTGTTCCCGTTCGAGGAGCTGCAAGCCTGCATGGTCGATTCGAGGCTGGAGTGGGAGGACTTTATCCAGATTGACCAACACCCTCGACCGTTTGGCTATCGTCCAGTGTGGATTGGTTATGACCCGTCGAACACTGGCGACAGCGCGGGCTGTGTGGTGATGGCACCGCCCGCCGTTCCGGGCGGTAAGTTCCGCATTCTGGAGCGCTACCAGTGGAAAGGCATGGACTTCGCCACGCAGGCCGAATCCATCAAGGCACTGACGGAAAAATACGTCGTGGAATATATCGGCATTGACGCCACCGGCATCGGGCAAGGCGTTTATCAGCTAGTGCGCAACTTCTTCCCTGCGGTGCGGGAAATTCGCTATAGCGCCGAGGTGAAAACCAACATGGTGCTAAAAGCAAAAGACCTCATCACCACCGGGCGATTGGAGTACGACATCGCCTACACCGATATCACGCTCTCGTTTATGGCCATACGTAAAACCATGACGGCCAGCGGGCGCGGTATGACCTACGTCGCCAGCCGTAGCGAGGAAGTCAGCCACGCTGATATCGCATGGGCGGCCATGCACGCCATGATTAACGAACCGCTCACCGCCGGTAACGGCAACGTCACCCCTTCAATTTTGGAATTTAACTAATGAGCAAACGTAAAGGCCAACGCGCCAAAAAAATGACCGCGCAGTCTGACACCTCAGTACAGGCGTTTACCTTCGGTGAGCCCTCGGCGGTGTT